CGATCGCGGGGAGCGGGGTTGTCGTCATGGGCACAGGCTAGCGGGAGGCGCTGCCAGTCGGGGGCATCGAGAAGCGTCACCGTGCGCGCGTAGGCGGCCTCATGGGCCCGGGTCGCCCCCTGGGTCCAGTCGGGCCCTGAAAGGCCGCCAGAACCCCACTGTGGACGTTCCTGGCGGTCCGTCAGCCGACTTTGCCCTCCACCGACCGAAGCTCGTGACTGTGACACAGCCGCGGGCCGGTGAAAAACCCCAGACCCGCCACCGTCCACCGGCCCCCCGTCAACTTCCCCGGCGGGATCTCATCCACCACGCGGCCGATCCTGCCGACCACGCGCGGATCATCCTCGCAGGCCACAATCAACACCCGCTCGCCACCCTTGAACGTCATGCTGGCTTCTCCTTCAGTCTTCCGAGTCGGTCGATGTGCATGGGCATGTGGCTGCCGGATGCGGCTCCCGGTGGTTCACGCGCCCGCAGCATTCCTTGTACTGGTGCCAGCAAGCGCACAACTGGCGGTCGTGCGCGGCCCAAGCCCCGCCGCCGAGCTCGGGCATCGGGTTGTAGCCGCACGGCGGCAGGGGCTCGGTGTTGCGCGGCAGGGTGGCCTGTGGGCCGCGAGGCTGACGCAGCGGCTGGCGCTTCACGGCCGGACCTCGTACACCTCGGCGACGGCCCCGTCGTCCCGCACCTCAAACCGGCCCGTCGGAACCGCGACCGCACCCCCAGCCTCGAGTCCCGCGCCGTGCGGGATGGCGTTGCCGTCGTACCAGCGGCCGTCGAGCTGCGACGGCAGGAAGCCGGGCGGCAGGTCGGGAGCCGGACGGATCACGATGTAGTTCGGCAGATCGGTCATGCCCAGTCCTTTCGGTCGTCAGCCTGTCGGCAGAGCGGGCACACGGCCCGGCCGTACGTGTAGTCCTTCACATTGCGCTGAACGTGCCAGCCGCACCGTTCGGCGTCGCGCATCAACTCACGCTCATCGTCGCTGTCGGTGTTGGCGGTTCGAACGAGCACGTTGTCGCGGCAGCGGTCGCAGAGCAGCGCCGGGATCAACATCAGTGCCCCGCCTCCCCGAGTAGCTCGCCATCCACCGCCGCCAGTCGCAACCTGGCCCGCTGCGGCACCGGCTCCCTGCCCGGGATCGGCCAGTCGTCGGCCCGCAGGCCGTACGCCGGCGGCTCCCAGTGCTCCCCCAGGTAGAACCGGTACACGTGCTCCCAGTCCGAGTCGAAGTAGCACGGCATCAGGCCGCCCGCGTTCGGGATCGGCTTCGGCGCCAGCATGTTCGGCTCAACCAACTGACGACGGGTCCGCTCCAGTTCGCCGCGGTGCCGGTTGCAGAACCAGTGAGCCTTGTGCCAGCCGGTCTCTGGCAGCCGCTCGACCGCGTAGTCGTTGGCGTCGGCGCCGCAGACCTTGAGCTCGTTTCGGAAGTCCTGCTGGGGGCGTTCCACGGGCTGCCAGGCGCCTTCCTCGGTCAGCCCAAGCAACGTGGGCTGCTCCACCTGCACGGGCTCCTTGAACGGGCGCAGCCGCGGCGCGCTGCAACGCTTGAACAACGCGTCGTCCGGCCCGGTCGGGTAGTAGGTCGGCGACTCGTAACGCGGCACGTCCTTCTTGATCAGCTGCTGGATACGCCAGCGGCCGATCCGGTTCCGGCCCAGCAGGTTCTTTGCTGCGGTGAACGGCTTCTCGTCGTCCTCCCGCGGGTGGGTGAGCACGAACGCCAGGGCGAGGAGCAGTTCCTTGGCCTCGTGGTTGGCACGCTCGTCGCGGTAGATCCGCGTCGCCAGGCGGTCGAACTCGCCGCCACCGCCGTTGCCGTCCTTGCGCTTGCGCTCCGGGTCGGGCGCCGGCTGGTGGACGTGAGCGAGGTGAAGAGCAGCAGCCACCAGTCAGCCCTCCGCGTCGGTCTTGAAGTCCCGCGCCTTGATTTTCGCCATCCGGCCGTCGGGGTGGTGCCACACGATGCCTTCGCAGCCGTCCGTCTCGGCCGCGAACAGGACCGCCTTGCGGATGCCGTCGAACGTCAGCTCCCGGACCGTCATCCAGGTGGCGGTGGCGTGCTCGACGAGCCAGTGCCGCTGCTCCTGCTCCGGGTTGCCGTTGATCTTCGGGCCGACCAGTTCGTACGTGCCGGGTCGCGGGTCGTAGATGCCGCCGTTGGTGCTGCGGTGGTTGTCGAGGGCTTCGGCGTGGAACTTCGCGAACGGCGACTGGGCGATGGGCTCCCAGCCGGTGAGCTTGTCCGTGTTCTGGTCGAGCTGGACCGGGACGAAGCCGTTCGGCGGCCGTTTGCCCGCCTTGACCTCCCGGCGGGCCCACCACTCTCCCGAAGCGTCGAGCATGACGCAGGTGCCGTCGAACTTGCGGGTGGCCTGGCCTTCGTCGGCGAGGACCCATTCGCAGCCGGGGTTGATCTCGGGGAGGACGTGGGCGCGGTCGTTGGGGTCACGCTTGAAGACAGTGGGGATCTTGCGCATCAAGGGCTCCAATTCGCGGTGGTTTGTGATCTATTGTCCCTGATTTCGGGGCGCACGGGTACCGCCGTGTACGGGTAAATACGCTGGTGGCAGCGACAGTTGGGCATGAACGCGACCGGGTGGGCGGGGTGTGCCGCAGACGCGGCCACGGCACACCCTGCGAGGCGCCCTACATCGGCCGGCAGGTCCCGCAGAGCACGCGGGCGTGCTCGCCGTACCGCTTCGTCGGCCCGTAGCAACGACCACACGGCCCGACATCAATCGGGGAGCAGCCGTACTCGCGCGCCACGGCCACGACCTCAGCGAACGTCAGGTCAGAGAAGTGGCGCGGGTGACCGGGCGCCTCGGGCCGCGGGTTCGCCGAGCCGATCGTCAGAGGCGGCTGAAGTACTTCCCCTCCGTCCCTCGGGGCGGATCGGGTTGGGATGAATGTCGAGGCGCGGTCACGCACACACAACGCGTCTCGACGCCTTGCGCCTTCGATGAGTGGGGATACCTCTGCGGATGCCTCGCCTGAGTCATCGGCGAGCAACTGTCCTCCCAATTCGATGTAGCGCGATCGGTCGCGTATGGGTGCCCAGAAGCGCCATATGCGACCCCTGACACGTTCCACCAGCGGAACGTACTCACGGCTGGCTATGTCGCGGACCAGATCGTCGAGCTGCCGGCCTCGCGGCTCCCATCTCGGGTGCCACTGGCCGCATCGGCCGCCACCCTTGATCGGGCAGGGACGGGGGCTACGGTGGTCGCACTTCTCTTCCGCCAGTTCGCGGACGCCACCACGGACCAGGAGATCACGGCTGTTGCGGATCGCCCTGGCTGGCAGGTGATCGGTTCTGCACCACTGCACCCGGTCAATCAGCGGGGCGTTGCGATCGGTCACGTGCCAGACAGGCGTGATGCCGTTCTCCCGACGAGCCCTGTCACGCCCCTGTATGAGAGGAGCGCCCTCATACTTCAGCCGCGTCTCGAAACCAAAGATTGTTCCTCCGGCGCCCTCGACTCGAACGTCGCACTTCAGACGCCGATCAACCGAATCGGTCCCGTCCTCCACACGAAAGCCGCCCTCCTCTGCAGCGCGAAGAATCCGCTCTTTGTAGGCCTGGTGCTCAGGAGTTTCGTTGAGCGAATGGGCCTTGCGGTTCGGGTTGTGATGACGGGCCGACCGTACACCGGCGCGCAGAACCAGGACCATCCACTCGCGCTGGGAGGGCCGCTCGCGGGCGCAGTCCGGGCACCATAGTCCGCGTTCCGGGACCGGCCGCTTGTCGGCGCGGAGCTGCTCCCAGAGATCGGGAACCTCTGGATACCCCAGGTCTTCGGCGTCCAGGTCGAGCTCCCCGCCCACCGCATCGCAGTAGACAGGGTTCCGCTTCGGGAGATCGTCTTCGTCGGGCTCGTAGTCCATGTCGTAGTCGTCCATGGGTTCCCATCTCTGCTACGGCCAGGGTGGTAAATCCATTGTTGCGTATCCGCCCGACAAATTGGCGCGCCGTTCAGTCTCGGGTCATGTCCACGAAACGGCTGTAGTGGCCCTGGAATGCCACGGTGATCGTTGCGGTCGGACCGGAGCGGTTCTTGGCGACGATAAAGTCAGCCTCGCCAGCCCGCGGGGATTCCTTCTCGTACGCATCCTCCCTGTGGATCAAGACAATAAGATCACTGTCTTGCTCGATCGCGCCGGATTCCCGCAGGTCAGAGGCTTGCGGCTTCCGGTCGCTGCGCTTCTCAGCTTCGCGGTTGAGCTGCGACAGCGCGAAGACCGGGATGTTGAGCTCCTTCGCCAGCAACTTGATCGACCGGGAGATGTCAGAGACCTCCTGCTGCCGGGACTCGTACTTCCGACCGCCACCGGACCGCAGGAGCTGCAGGTAGTCGATCACGATGCCCTTCAACTCCACCTCGGACGCCATCTGACGGGCCTTCGTCCGGATCGACGTCATCGTGAGATCAGGAGAGTCGTCGATGTACAGCGGCGCAGCGGTGATCTCCGGCAGGATCCTCGCGACCTGCTCCCAGTCCCAGTCCGTCATGCCGTTCTTCGTCTGCATGTGGTGCAGCGGCACCTTGCCCTCGGCGGAGATCAGCCGCTTGATCAGCTCGACCCGGGACATCTCCAAGCTGAAGAACGCCATGCCCAGGCCGTGCCCGACGGATGCAGACCGGGCAATGTCCAGCCCTGCCGTCGATTTGCCCATGCCCGGCCGGCCGGCGATGCAGATCATCTGCCCGGGGTGCGCACCGCCGGTCAGCGCATCCAAGTCCTGGAAGCCCCACGGCAGGCCAACCGGCACGGTGCCGCTGTCCACGGCCTGGATCGCGTCCAGGACGGCCTCAGCGGAGGCGCGGACCGGAGCCAAGCCCAACTCCTGGGTGCCGACATCGCCACCCGACGAGGCTTCGATCACCTGCGCCTGGATGTCCTGCACTACCTTCTCGGTGTCGCCCTCGGCCGAGTAGACCTGCTGCAGGCCGCGATTCAGGGCCACTCCGAGCTGCCGGAGCTTCGCCTTCTCCCGGACGATCACCGCGTAGTACTCGGCGTTCGCCGACGATGGCGCGGACTCGACCAGGCCGTGCAGGTAGGCGGGGCCGCCGCAGCGCGCCAGCTCGCCGGCCTTCTCCAACGCCCGGCTGATGGTGATCGGGTCCGCGGCGTCGCCGGCCGCGTACTCGGCGACGATCGCGTCGTGGATCACGCTGTGCGCCGGCCGGTAGTACTCCGCGGACTGGAGCCCGGCGCCGAGGACGTCGCCGATCGCCCGGGGGTTGATCAGCATCGCGCCGAGGACGGACTGCTCAGCGCGCAAGTCCTGCGGCGGCGTCCGCTCCAGGCCGGGGATGTTGTCGGGCGTCTCGTCGTCAAAGGTGTTCATGCTGCTGCTCCTTGGGTTCGGCGGGCGCGGGCCCGGCCGGTGGGGTGGCAGATCGGGCAGAAGTCGATCGAATGGTCGGGCAGGGTCACCATCTGGGTGACGGGGTTGCAGTTCGGGTCGGTACAGCGCTCCTTGGCCTCCTCCGGGATGCGCGGCGGCGGGAGCTTCTTGACGAGCCGGCCGCGGAGGAACCCGGCGGGGTTGGCGATCGCGGTGGGCAGGCCGCCGGTGAGGGCCGCTTCGAGGCGATCTGCGGGTGCTCGCTCCAGCCAGGTGGCTGCGAGGGGAGCGAGTTCGGCGAGTTCGGTCTCACCGACAGTGAGTCGGGGGTCTTTGGCGGTGAGTCTGGCGAGGGCGAGGTAGCCGGGTGGGGGTTGGTTGTTGCGCGCAGCGCTCCCCCCTCCCTCCCGCCCAACCTCGGCCAGAGGTGCCGTTGGTGTCGGTCGGCCAGCCGCGTCCGGGGAGGAGGTTGGTGGGGAGGAGCAAGAGGGAGGAGTAGGACCCCCGTTTTGCGGGGGTCTTTCTCCCGATTGACCCTCGTTCTGCGGGGGGCTTTGGTGCTCATTGACCCCCGTTTTGCGGGGGGCTTTCTGGTCCAACTTGGCGGCGTAGCCACCGAAAGCCCCCCGTTCCTCGGGGGTCTTTCTCCAGTCCTGGATGACGCACGGCGCGAACATCGACGCGATGCGGTACCGGACCGTTTTGCCCCGATAGCCACCCGAGATGGCCTCAATCAGGCCCCGCTTCAACAGCGCCGAACGGGTGGCTTCCCACCGTTTCGGCGTCATCCGGACCCGGCGCAGGATCTCCGGGTGCTCGGGGCCATGCCAGGTCTCACGGGTGGAGTCGTTGGCGTCTCGAGCAAGCACTGTCAGGCACCAGCGCTGTGCCGGCGTGACATCGTCCGGACACCAGTCCATGACCTCCTCGACCAGCTTGATCCCCATCAGCGCACCGCCTGGCGGTAGTTGGGGGCGTCCTTGGTCACGGTGGCTCCAGCTGGGCATGCCGCATCAGCGGCGGGGTGACGTGTACAGGGGAAGGGGGCCGCGCCCGGCCAACTGCCGGGCGCAGCGGGGCCGTCAGCGGCCGGCGGTGTCCGCGGGCTCGTCGGCGGACACGGTGTACGTCTGGTGCGTCGGGTCCCAGCCGGTGCTGACATCTCGCCAGCCGGCGTCCTCGGCCCGGTGCGCAGTCTCGATGGTGCGATCCGACGCGTTCGACACGGAGTCAGCGATACGGGCGATGACCATCACTCACCCACCTTCCGGCCGGCGGCCTGTGTGGTGGAGCGGATCGCGGCGCAGCCGAGGAGGACGATGCCGTAGCGGTCCTTGCGACTGCGGGCGCGCTGGTGCAGGGCGAGGAGCACTTTGGCGGGCGGCATCACCGGGGTGCTGGTGCGGCCGATCGCGGCGTTCTCCGTCGGGCGGGCGACAGTCGAGGCGCTCATCGGGCCGCCTCCGCGCTGTCGATGTCGACCCACTGGCCGAGTTGCTCGGTGAGGACCAGCTCGACGGTGGTGCGGTTGAGGCGGTTCGGGTCGTAGGCGACGAGCAGCGCTTCCGGCTTGACCCAGGTCCAGCGGATCCAGGGGCCGTCCTCGGGCAGGGTTACGGCGACGATCCCGACACGCGGCGCCGGGGCCGCGGGGGCGAGGAGCGTGGTCACAGGGTCACCGCCGGCGTGGTCGCGAAGTGCTCGGCTCGGTCGAGGATGTGCGCGATGAAGCGGCGCACCGCGGCCGGCGTCGTCGGGTTCGTGAGGTACTGCTCCATCGTGTCGAACAGGTCGGGCGCGGCGTTCAGGGCGACGAGGGCCTCGACGACGGGACTGTCGGGCACCGCGATGGTGCTTCGGGCGGCAGTTGCTGTCATGATGGTGGCATCTCCGATCTGCGCCCTTGGGTTCTCAGGCCGTACCGGGCGCATTGGATGGTGGGAAGGGCTCAGCGTTGGCGCGCTGGGCCCTTCGTTGTTGCCGCTACGCGGCTTGGAGTAGCTCGTTGACGGTGGCCCCGTAGGCAACCGAGAGGCTCATCACGGCCTCCAGCGACGGGCTGCGGTGCCCGTTGAAGAGGTTGGAGAGGGTCACCTCGTGGAGGCCTGTGCGGGCAGAGATGCTCCGGGTGGTTGCATCCCCCTTGGCCTTGGCGACCTTCTGGACTGCCTCACGGGACAGTCGGTAGACGGGCATGAGATCCCCCTAACTCGATGACGGGAAGGTTTCGTTGAAGCCTTCCGTCGCTGGCCGGTGGCAGAAGCCTACGACTTAACTTGGTCGCTAGCAAGTCCAACTTGGCGGCGCACCATTTCAAGCATGCGCAAGATGGTGCGCGAGCTTGTTCTATCCTCGGCAGTAACTTGGTCGCGCACATGATCAGAGGAGTCAGCCATGAACGAGGACCGCACCTTCGCCGACTGGCTACGGGAGCGGGCAACCGCCGCCGGCTACAACCTCGACGGCCCGCGATCCGGAGGCCGAACCAAGCTGGCCGAGGCAACCGGGATCTCACTGTCGCAGATCCAGCGCGCGCTATCGGGAGACGTAGTGCCCGACATCCGCTCCCAGCGACAGCTAGCCCGCGCCCTCGGCGTTTCACCAAGCGAGATGTACCTCCGCTCGGGCACGCTTGAGGCGACAGATCTCGAAGGGGTACCCGAGAGTGTGTCCGACCTCGACCTTCGGACCCTGGGACTCAAGCTCGGCGTCGCCCCTGCGCGCATGGGTGACTTCGAGAGCATCGTCCAGGCCGTTGCGCAGACTTTCAGAAGCGACGACTCAACTGGTCAGTAGCTTCCCCACTCCGGGGCCGCACGCTGAACCGCTGCGGGTTTGCCCGAGACTCGTTCTCTTGTAAGGATCGAGTCCGTTATGTCGAAGCCCTACCCGCAAGACCTCCGCGACCGTGCCGTGCGCCTGGTCCTGGAGACACGTGACCAGTACAAGACGCTGAACCAGGCGATCCACTCGATCGCTGTGAAACTGGATGTCGGCCCGGAGAGCCTGCGCAAGTGGGTCCGCCAGGCCGAGGTCGACGCCGGCACCCGACCCGGAACCACGACCGAGGAATCCGCCGAGGTCAAGGCGCTCAAGAAGCAGGTCGCCGAGCTGACCCGCGCCAACGAGATCCTCAAGGCGGCGGCGTCTTTCTTCGCGGCCGAGCTCGACCGGCCACAGCGACGCTCGTAGCCTTCATCGACGAGCACCGGGACCGCTTCGGCGGAGTCGAGCCGATCTGCAGGATCCTCACCGAGAACGACTGCAGCATCCACCCGAGCACCTACTACGCCCACAAGAAGGGCGCCACTTCCGCGCGCGCCCGCCGCGATGCGGAACTGATCGGGCTGATCAAGGAGATCCACCAGAGCAACTACGGCGTCTACGGATACCGCAAGGTCTGGGCCGAACTGAACCGGCGCGGGCACGCGGTCGCCCAGTGCACGGTCTCGCGCCTGATGAAGGCCGAGGGACTGTCAGGAGCCGTGCGGGGCAAGAAGATCGTCACCACGGTCTCCGACAAGAGCGTGGACCGCGCGCCCGATCTGCTGCGGCGCAACTTCGTGGCCCCGGCGCCGAACCGCGTTTGGGTGGCGGACTTCACGCACGTCGCCGCCTGGGGCGGCACGGTCTACGTCGCCTTCGTCGTGGACACCTTCTCCCGCCGGATCGTCGGCTGGTCGGCCGCCACGAACAAGCAGACGCCCTTGATCCTCTCCGCTCTGGAGATGGGCCTTTGGCAGCGTGACCGCGCCGGAGTCCCCGTCCAGCCAAGGGAGTTGATCCATCACTCGGACGCCGGGTCGCAATACACGTCCTTCCGGCTGGCCACCCACCTGGCGAAAGAGAGGATCGCCGCGTCCATCGGCTCAGTCGGCGATGCACTGGACAACGCCCTGATGGAATCGGCCATCGGACTGTACAAAACCGAGTTGATCAAGCGCCGCGGTCCATGGCGGACCCTCGCCGATGTCGAGATCGCCACCGCCGAATACGTCGACTGGTTCAACACCACTCGGCTCCACAGTGAGCTCGGCCACATCCCGCCGGCCGAGCACGAAGCCAACTACTACAGCCAACAGCCAAAACCGCAGCTCACAGCCACAACCCAGAGTCTCTGAAGAACTCGCGGCGGTTCACGCCAGCACGCGGGCAGCCACATGCGAAATTTCGCAGGTGGTCCTATCTCGAGCACTGCTCTGCGCTACCGTGGCGACATGCCGGGCCGACGGCCGGGCGCACGGCAAGCCGCCCACAGCACAGGAGGACCGATGAGCGACAGCGAGCCGTGGACGATCGAACGGATCAGTGACGCCCTCGGCACCCCCGAGGTCCGGAAGATCTTCCTCGCGCAGATCAACAAGGCGCCCCTCTACAAGCTGCCGAACGTCGCCGCGAAGTGGCAGGGCATCGCCGAGCGAACGCTGCGCACCGCCGAACGAGTCCGCGAAGCGCACGCCGAGGAGCAAGCCGGCCGACCCGTCCCCGGCGAGTGGATCGACGCCAGCGATCGCATCGCTCAGCACCACCGCGGAGCGGCCTGAAATGTCCTACGCCCTGCGCTACGACAAGACGATCGAAGCCGCATGGGACAGCCTGCCGCCGCCAGTGTCCGAGGCACTCGGCACAGCACTCGCCGAAGTCTGCGCCGATCCGCTGGGTAGCACGCTCGTGTACGGCGAGGACGACGGCATCATGCGGACCCTGGTTGTCAACGAGATCCTGTTCGCCGTGCTCTACCTCGGGCATCAGACCCGAACAGTGCACGTGTACCAGATCGACTACCTGGGCTAACCCGCGCGGCTCCCCCCTGGCCTGTCGGACGTGCCGTCTACGATCGGACGCATGTCCGACATCGATCTGCCCGCCGATCTGATCCAGCTGCAGCGCGCCCTCGACGCCGCCCGCCGTGCCGCGGATGACTATGTTGCTGCCGTTGAGGCTGAACTCGCTGCCCTGTCCGCGGTCAGCAGTGACGATGGCACGGAGGCAGTCCGGCCGACCTGGTCCGACGAGCAGAACGCCGAGCTGGACCGGCTCCGCGCCGCCTACATGGCTGCCGCGAAGGCCAAGTGGGCGCATCCCGCCCTGGGCAAGGGCAGCAAATTCGAGGACGCACTCCGGGAAGCAGCCCGCACCGAACCAGCCGCAGCCTGACCCAGGCACACGAAGGGCGCCCACCAGTACGGTGGGCGCCCTTCGGCGTTGCCTCAGGTGCGATCACCTGGTCCGCTTTCGCTTCCCCTGCTCTGCCGCAGCAATCTCCATCACCCTCGCCGGCGTCAGGTTCAGCTGTTCGGCGACGACTTCCGGCGCGTGCCCCTTCGAGAGGGCCGACAGTACGGCTTTCACCAGTTCACGATCCGTCCGACGCCCTGGCTCGCGTAGCCGCTGCTGGTAGTACGCCTCCACCTCGTTCAGGTCGAAGAGGTCGCGGGTGCTTCCGGGCTTTCGCTTTGGTGCGGGGAAGTCCGGGTC